TCAGAACAGGCCTGCGGGCTCTGCGGCACGGTCCCAGCTGTAGATCACCAGCTCACCACGCTCCGCCCTGTTCGCTCCACCACCCACCGTGTAGTCGATCTTCAGGCCCTCCATGTCGAAGCCCTGAAAGCAGGCCCTGATGTCTGGGTGGTCGTTGATGCTGACCACCGCCTTCCCCTTGATCGCCTTGAGCTTGGCCGCCATCAGCTCGTATTGCTCCCACGGAAACGGAACGCCATAGCCCTCGGTCTGCCAGTAAGGTGGGTCAAGGTAGAACAGCGTGTGAGGGCGGTCGTACCGGTCGATGCAGGTGCTCCAGTCGAGCTGCTCGATGTACACACCGCCAGCCAGGCGCAGATGCGCGGCCGACAGGTTCTCTTCGATCCGCAGCAGGTTGATCGACGGGCCGGTGGTTGCGGTGCCCCAGGATTGCCCGGACACTTTCCCGCCGAAGCTCTGCTGCTGCAGGTAGAAGAAGCGCGCCGCCCGCTGCACGTCCGTGAGCGTCTCGGGGCGCGTCTCCTGCTGCCACTTGAACATCTGCCTCGACGTGAGCGCCCATTTGAACTGGCGGACGAATTCCTCCAGGTGGTGGGTGACCACCCGGTACAGGTTGACCAGGTCGCCATTCACATCGTTGAGCACCTCAACCTCTGCCGGGTTGCGTGCGAAGAAAACGGCAGCGCCACCGGCGAACACTTCGCAGTAGCAGCTATGGGGAGGGAACCGGCTCAGCAGCAGGTCGACGAGACGGCGTTTGCCGCCGATCCAGGGAATGATGGGGTTTGCCATGGTGCAAGCTGTTTTCTTGGAGTGAAAACGGCCCGGTACAATCCCCTCGCCTGTACAGGTGGGGTGGCCCTGGGCCGAGCTTGCTGGTCTTATCAGCAGGGGAAGCGGTTGGGCTGGGTGTTGACGCACCTGGCCCAGCCGCCACTTCTTTACGGTGTCGGCGTGGGGGCTGCAGCAGGCAGCGGTGCCGAGCCCATGGGCACTTGAACCACAAACGGTTCCTTCACCACCAACGGCGGCTTGCTGGCCGCAGCAATGCCGGCCTCCGCAACCTGCGCCTGGGCCAGCTGCCCAGTGGACACCACCTTCTGCACGGCTTCGATGCCGTATTTCGCCAAGGCGAACTGCATACCGTCCTTCAGGACCGACTGGACGATCTCCTCCGGTGCGGCCGGAACACGTGCCAGCAGCGCTTGGCCGATGAACGGAGCGAACGCGGTCAGCATGTTGCTCTGGGTGCGAAGCGCGGTCGCCATCACGGTGCAACCCTCAGAACTGCCCGGCTCAGCCACCTTCGTCAGGGTCAGGTTGAGCGCGCCATCCGCCGCCTTCACCGGCCCGGCCGCAGACCGCACCACGTAGCCCGAGGCGCGCAGATAGCAGGCATTGATCGCGCTCAAGTCGCTCTCGGCCTGCAGGAGGATGTTGTCCTGATAGTGCGCCAGACGTTTCGTGTTTTCGTCGTTCGCCTTGTGAAAGCCCGCCCCCATCTGGGCGCAAGCACCCAGCGAGAGAGCGGCGGCGACGATGGCAAAGGTTCGAAGGGTCTTCTTCATGTTCATTCCTTGGTGGGGTTGGGTTTCAGGGCTTCGCGTTTGGCGTCGAGGGCGGCGCGGCGCTCAAGCAGGGTGCGTTTGAGGGCTTCAGCAACCGCAGTCGCTCGCACCGCTCGCTGTCCCATCGACTCCGCATCTGCCTCAATTCCTGCAATGTTTCGCTCGCTGATGGAAGCAAATCGACCACAGGTATCGGCAGCTGCTCGGCCTGCTGCGGCGGCGATGTCGGCGCGTTCTGAGTCGCGCAGGCCTGCAGAAGCAGCGCGGCCAGCAACGTCGGTAGCCAGACTGGACAGAATCGTGTTGTAAGCACCTTGCACCTCCTCATTGACTTGCACCAGGCGGGACAACTCCCGCGCGTTTTCTCGATGAGCCGTTGCCACCGCCTCGGCGACCTCGACCCGGCTCTTGTCCCACTGCGCCTGCACAGACGACGCGCCGCGCTTCTCAGCGGCATCCACGGCCGTGGAAACCTTGCCGCTGTGCCAGGCCAGCGCTGCGGCGGTGGCAGCGACTCCGACGCCCAGCCAGATCGCCCAAGACCACGCACCAGCACCGCCCATGAAAGCGCCGCCCAGCCACTTGATCGCCTTCACCGATTTGCTGCTCATACAAGCCCCCGGTACTTCGCCATCCGAGCAGCCACGTCCACCGCGTGATGTCGGTTGATCTCGCAGGCCGTGCGCCGCGTGCCCGGGATCACCCGCTTGCCGCGCAGACACACCCGATCCACGTGGCCGGCCCAGCGCATCGGGTCACAGCCCGCTGTCATGCCGCAGGCCCGGCGCTCTTTCGCCAGCATTCCCGGTCCGCCGTTGTAGGAGGCCGAGAGCATCTGCAGGCCGTCCTCGGTTCGTGGCACATGGGCCAGCGCCTGGTGTTCGGCGCGCAGCATCAACAGCATCGCCCGCACCTGGTAGTCGGGCCGGCTCGCGCAGTTCGCCCAGGTCCACCCGCGCAGCTGCTGCGGATAGGCCCGCACCAGCTCGCCCAGCTTGTCGAAGCGGCCGTAGACCTCGGTCACCTGGCCGAGGCCGCAGGCACGCTCCCGGGCCGTCTTGAAGCTGCTGGCCGGGTTCATGCACTTGGCGGGCATCGCAAAACAGCCACTCTCGTGCTCAGCCAACGCCAGCGGATAGGCCCGATCAGGGATGCCAGGCCAGATCGCGGCCGTCTCCGCGCGGAAGGTGCCCAGGTGGTCGTAGGCCCGGGTCGGGATCGTCGTGGCCACATTCGCGGCCACCACCAGCGCCGGCACCAAGGCCAGCAGCGCGATGCAGATCAGGCGGCGCATCTCAGCCACCCCGCATCGAGCTGACCGCGCCAGAGATCGCGGGCGCCGTGGCATCCAGGCCCCAGCAGAACACCACGATCAGGATCGCCAAGATCAGCGCGTTGGCGATCAGCGCCAGCCCAGCGGCCACGTTGCCCGCCAACACCTGCCGAAACAATTCCCGGTTGTCGGCTTCGATGTAGTCGCGAAACGCCTTGAACGACCACCAGGCAAACAGCAGGCCCATGGTCTTGGAGCCCAGCGCCTGAATGAACACCGCCAGCGAAGCCCAGGCAGCGTTGGGGAACAGACCCCGCAGCGCGCCCGACTCAGGGTCGGTCAGAACGATCAGCAAGGGCCAGAGCAGGAACATGCCCAGCATGAAAACGTGACGAAATCGAAGCATCTCAGGCCTCCGGTGTGGTGGGTGCCGCAGGTGCGGCGGTGGTGGGCACCAAGCGCTTCTGCGCCACATTGCCCGTGATGTAGACGCCGGCAGTGCCCAAGAGCACCGAAGCCGACGCCATGTCGATCTGCTTGCCCAAGGCCAACAGCACAGTCACGCAAAGGGTGACCAGCATGCACAGCACGAACTTGCGCCCGCCCACGCGATCCAGCGCCTTCATTTGCCTGCCCTCTCTAGCCGGTCGAGCAGCCGTTGTGCGTACAGAGCGAGCAACATCTCGGCTGTGACCCGACGTGTCGGGTAGCAGCCCGTCAGGGCAAGCCAGCACCACTGGTAGCAATACAGCAGGTTGTCGAGCCAGTGGCGCAGCACCGGCACCTTGCGGGCCACCTTGACCACCCACTTCAGCGGCGTGAAGTCAAACAACTCGGCAAAGTCATACCCGGTCCCGCGCGCGATCAGTGCATCGGCCTTGGCCTGCACCTCTGCGTCGCGCTCATCGCCCAGCGGCCACAGCTCCCAGCGCTCTGGTGTGTAGGGCGTCTTGCAGAAACCGTGGCGCGCCGTGGCGTGGTACAGCTGGTCGCCGATCACGATGCCGGCGTGCGGGAAGTCTGTGACCAACCGTTCCTTGATCACCCAGATGAAGAAGTGGTCCAGCCACTTGGCATCGGTGGCTGCGCCGCGTCGAAGAGCGAGGTACATGGTCAGGCTCCCGGACTGAAGAACTGTGCAGCTCGCGCCTGCGCACCTTCGAGGCCATAGAACGGCGTGAAGATGTCCAGGAACTCGGCCAGCGCTTTGGCCTTCGCTGCGGTCAGGATCGCTTCAAAGCCAGCGACCTCGGTGCAAGCAGCGACACGGTCGAGGGTCGCGCGCTCGATGCCGTCGACGGCCGCACCGACCGAGGCGAAGATCAAGCTGTTCGCGATCACCTTGTCCGCAAGCTGCTCGACCGATTCACCCAGTTCGCGGTTGCGCGCCTCTCGCTCCAGAACAGCGGTGTCAAACGCGGTGGCGGCACCGGCTTTGACCGCCTGGGCAGAAGCCAGTTGAATCGACCAGCGAGCCGCTTGAAGGTAGTGTTTCGACGATGCAATGCGCTCGCGGATGGTGTTGGCGAACACGGTCGTTCGGCGTTGTGCCGACGCCCGTTCACGCGCGAGCAGCACAGCAGCCACCGCTGGATCGTTGGCGGGCAACAGATCGGACTCAAGGCCCTCCATCGACACGTCAAACCCGATCAGTGAGCCATCGGCCCGAAACTTGTAGCCGATGACGCTCATTGCAGGTACTCCATGTGAAGTGAACTGTTGTTGCCTGCGCTGGCGATCATGCTGGAGCTGGCGATGCCAACGAGCGTGTAGACGTCGCCGGCCAGGGCATCGGTGCGCGCGAGCGGGCGTGCCTGCGAGTACTGCGTGCCCGTGGTGGTCATGTACTCCGCGAACGAGTCAAGAATCGTCGTCGTCACGGCGGCCCGCGTGCGCTGCACGTAGGCGGACATCGCGATGAAGGCGTTCAAGTTGTTCGTGGCAGACAAAATGCCCCGGATGTAGATCGATCCGTCCCGATGGGCAGTCAACGTTGTGATGTTTTTCGCCACCCCACCTGTGAGGGCGCTTGATGCGACACCACTGAATGTGGTGTAGCGATTCGCGACCACCTTCCACACGTCGCCCAGCCACATCCAATACTCGTTGTAGGGAGCAACCGACTTCCAGATCGTGTACGGGCTCGCGTCCGAGGGCGCAGCAGCTGGCCCGGTTGCAGCACAAGTCGCCGGGCTCAGCAATGCGCTGCGCAGGTACGCGGCCAGCTCGGTCGCGCTGTAAGCCCACCGCTCCCATTTCGTGATGTCGGTACCTGGTGCCACGTTGTTCGCGACAATCGCGCGCCACGACACTCCGCCGTGCATCACGCAGGCTTTCGCCGGGTAGCCAAAGGCAGCGGCCAGGTCGGCGCTCCATTCCGTCACGTTGCGCAGCCGCTGATACAGCGAGCGCTTCGCCAGTGGAAGCCCCATCAGGTTGACCGGCCCTTCAGTGCCTCCCAGCACCGGGTCAGTGACAGCAACTTGGTAGACGCCGGACGGCCACATGTCCGTTTCGAGGTGATAGGCCATGTTCAGTAGGCTCCGTAGTTGTAGGTGCCGTCGTAGTTCGCGAAGGCGTTGTAGATGAGCTGGTTGCCCGTGGTGCGGATCTCCCAGAGGTGATCGCGGGCCGGTGCCCACTTCGCCAGCAGCGCGCGGATCCGCGCCGCCATGTGCGTGGTGAGCAGTGCGTCAACGGTCACCCGGTACACCGCCCAGTCCCGCCACCGGCCGTCGTAGACCGGGAAGCCGTCATAGGTCCAGGTGCCGTCGTAGGCCTTACCGCCTCGGCCTTCGTCAATCACGACCTCGCCCAGACCCAGCAGCCGGAAAATCTCGCGGATGCTGTGCGGCGTGCCCTTGAGCCGCTTGATCGCGATCACGTTCGCCAGGTAAGCGCGCTGCTCGACCGGGTCACCGTTGCACAGCTCCCAGCCCAGATCGCCAAAGCAGTTCAGCTGCTCAGCCAGGTGCGGCAGTGCGCTGGCCTCCACCGTCGAAAAGTCGTAGATCACGACCTTCTCCACTGGCAGCAGGCTGGTCTGCGCGTTCAGCGCCTCCAGCGTGCGGAAGTGGGCATCGCGCCGCATCGGCGGCACCAGCAGGCTCGGGTTGACGAAACGCGGGTCCATGTCAGCCTTCCGCGTCGCCGACCACGGTGACCGTCAGCGCGGTCACCTGCGGCCATTCGTTCGGCGCCAGCACCATCACGTCGGCAGGCAGCACCACGTTGACGCGGTACACCCCGTAGACGTCGAGCGCGCTCTTGATCTGGCTGGGCACCACGTCCACGCCCATGCGCGCCTGGATGCGCTGCACGTAGGCCGTTGCCGCCTTCTGGGCGGCCGCCTGTGCGGTGGTCGCGTCTGCCCCGGTGTAGAGGGTCAGCTGAATGGTCAAGGCCAGCGGCCGAACCACGGGCGCCACCGCTACAACGGTGTCGCACAGCGGCCGGCGCGTCTCGCCGTTGCATGCGGCCAGCACCTGGGCCAGCACAGCCAGGCTTGGCAACCCATCGGACATCAGCGGGTGGATGTGCACCAGGCCGGGCTCCGGGCTCGTGATCGCCACGTCCGTGATACCGGCGTTCGCGCCCAGGGCGAAGAAGGTGTAGGCCTCGCGCGAGCCGCAGTTGCTGAACTGCTCGGGTGCCAGCACGATGCGGCGCCGAAGGTGATCGTCGTCTTCGGCGTCAGCGCCCGCGCTGCTCGTCGTGGTGTTCGCCACCGCAGACACCTGCAGGCCGGGTGGCTGGCCGCTGTACAGCCGGGCGATCTGCCCCGCAACAAAGCCATTGCCCAGGGCACCCAGCGTGGTGCACACCGCCCGCGCGCTGACCTCTGCGGCACCAGCCGGCACCAACACATCAACGGCGGTCGAAAACACCAGCGGAACGCCGCTCGACGAGGTGCTGACCAGCGTGCCGGCCGGCAGCAGCGTGCCCACCACTGGCACCGGGTCGAACACGAAGCGCATGGTGCATTCGGCGGGCGCTGGGTCCAGCCGTGCCACGCCGATGTTCTCGCCCAGCAGGTCCAGAATCACGCCGCGCGAGTAGCGCACCAGGTTGAGCTTTGCCGCGTCCTGGATCGCCTCGCGCATCAGCTTGTCGCGGTAGGCCACCACGTTGACCATCAGCCGCTCGGCCTGCGCCGGGTACAGGGTGAGCCCGGTCAGCTCCTCGTACATGCGCACCAGGTCGCGCGTGATCGCCTCGGCGTCACGGTCCACAAAGCTCGGCTCTGCCAGGGTGCGGTCCAGAAGTGTCATTGCGTGATCACTCCCAGCGAAGCCAGCAGATCGTCCAGCCGCACGTTGCTGCTGAAAATCTGCTCGGCCACACCGTCAGCAAACTTCCACTCGACCAGAAGGTCTTTCGAAGCGTAGTTGTTGTCGTCGCGCTGAGTCAGCACCACGCGCACCAGCTCGATGCGGATCACCCAGCGTTCGATGGCGCTGACCACCGCGCGCACGATGTGCGGCCGGGCGTAGTTGATTGGGCTGTCGATCCACTGCCACCATTCGCAACCGAAATCGGGCCGGTGAATGTCCGCGCCCAAGGGCGTGTAGAGCACCAGGAGCACTTCCTGGTGAATATCGTCAACGTCGGTGGCGAGTCGGGCCGCGCGGTCGTTCAGCAGACCGTCTGCGCGGTCGCTGGCGAGGCTCAGCGCAACCTGCGCAAAGCCGGTGCCAACGTCGGAAATGGTGCTGGGAACGAGGGGCATGTGGGCAGTCTGCCCAGCGCCCTCGAATCACGACATTAAAACGGTTTATTGATCGCCGAACGTCAGGCCACAGGGGGCGTAACAGGCGCTCCAGGCACTGGATAGATGATGTTGTGGACGTGGTTCTTGAGGCTGATACCGCCACCGATGGCGTCTTCGTCCGCCGTCATCGTGCCATCCACCTGCACATCGCCAGTGCAGTGCACCAGCGGCGTGTCCAGGATCACTTTCGTCGGTGCGATCACCGTGGCAATGCCGGTGGACCGGTTGTATTTCACCCAGCCGCCGTCCTTGAACTTGATGCCGCGCTCGTCTTTGTCCGTCACGGGCGGCTCGTCCACCTCGCTGTAGATCGCGCCCAGGATGCAGCCATCTTCCAGGCGGTCGTCCATCAAGCACTTGACCATGCTGCCCACGTCAAGCGTGCCGTATTCCTTGTCGTCCTGGGTGTTCATCCACACCTGCGGAATCCACTTGCTCAGCATGTCGCCCAGATCCGGGAATCGCACGATGGCCCAGCCCACCTTCGACTCCTCGACGATGCCGACCTTGAACGACACCAGGCCGGTGTTCTTGCCCGACTGCCTGTCCAGGCTGGTGGAACTTTCAGAGCTCATTTGCGCACCCTCCGGCACTCGATTCTTGTGGTGTAGCCCTGGCCCCGGCCATAGGTGTGTGTGCTCTGCTTGATCTGGTATTTGCCGTCGAAGGCGCCCCAGCCCTCCAGCTCGATGTTGACCCCCGCCACCAGGTCAACCTCACCCATCATCGTGCTCGTCGCCGAGGTCTGGTCTTCGTTCGCCCGCTCCAGCGCGGCGTCTGCCTTGAGCTGGGCCTGGGCCGGGTTCTCCGCGCGGATGTTGATCTTGCGGGCGTCGCGGCTGTGGCGCCTGATCTTGCTCTCGCTGTCCTGCGCCTCGCCGGTGTACGTCTCTTTGGTCACCGGGTCGTGGTAGGTCACGGCCGCGCTCTCCACCACGTGCGTGATCTTGTCGCGGAAGGTGAACCGATAGCCCTCAGAGCGCCGCAGCGTGCGCACAGCGCCCTGGGCCTTCAGCTCGCTGCGTTTGTACATGCAGAGCTTCTTGCCGCGCACTGTGAAGGCGTAGCCGTATTCGTCAGCCAGGCGCCTCAGAAACGGCAGGTCGCGCTCTTGCGCTTGTGTCACGCGGATCAGTTGCACTTCGCCGATGTCGCCCTCCAGCTCCAGCCCGTTGCGCTTCGCCACCTGGCCCGCCACGTCCGCCAGCGTCGTCTCGTCGTAGGCCACCGCGCTCGCTGTGCGCAGCTTGTGCTCGGTGCCCGCCGCCAGCGCCTTGATCGAAAACACGTCCGGGTCGGTATCCAGCTCCGTCTCGTCGATCTGGAAGTCACCGCAGGGCAACCACTGGCCGCGCTTGTATCCCTTGGCATACCCAATGCTCGCCACCAGCGCATCGCCGTGCTCGGGATACCAAGGCCCTTGCCACTTGCGGTCCACATCCTCCAGCTTCACCTCCAGCGTGTCGCTCTCGCCCTCCAGGTAGTCGGTGTAGGTGAGCGAAAGCAGGTGGTCCTGGACGTACTCCGTCACGTTGCGACCGGCAACCACCAGCACCACGGCCGGCTCAAGAACTTCGACGTTTGCCATGTGAAAACCCTTTGCGCTCAGCGCTTCCAGGGCGGCAGGTTGCTGGTGTCGCGCTGCGCTGCCTGCTCAGCGACGGTCAGCAGCGGCACCAGCACGGTCTCGCCGGCCGGCAGCAGCGGCACGATGTTGATTGCTGGGTTGGCCTCAACCAGGCGGCCGTAGGCAAACGGGTTGCCGTAGTAGCGCCAGGCCAGCGTGTCCCACCGCTCGCCCGCCACCACCGTGTGTTTCAGTGCCTTGATCTTCATGCGTCAGATCCCGATGGAGAAGCCGGCACGGACGGCGGGCAGCTCGGCGTCGCGCTCCGGCGCTGCCTCGGTCGCCGTGCCATTCGGCCCCACCTCGGCGCCGCTTGAGCCCACCCGCATCGCCGCCACCGGCGTGCCGCTCGCGGCCACCTCGGTGCTCAGCCCGTCCTCGGTGTATTCCCGCAGGCTCAGCGACACCTCGGCCACGATCACCGTGCCGTCACGCATCAGCTGCTGCGAGCGCTGTTCAACCGCTGTCAGCACAAACAGGCCCACGATATGCCCGTTCGTGAAATAGAGCTGCATCGCCTCATGTTTGCGCTGAGCCGCCCGCAGCTTCGCCAGCTCCACTTCGGGTGTACAGAACTGGGCGTGCAGCTGCGCGACCAACTGCCCCTCATCCAGCTTGTCGCCCACCCACTGCAAACGCGGCTTCTGGCCCACCTTCGCGTGCTCGGCAAAGTCCGCCTGAATCGTCACGTCGAACTGCGTCATGTCGGTGATCGACAGTGGGATATCACCCAGGTAGGCGATTGGCTGGCCCATCAGTAGTTCCTCCGCGCGCGCTGGTCGAGCACCCGGTTCAGCATCTGCTCAAAGTCGCGCTCGCTCAGCTTGAGCGCCTGCTGCATCGCGGGCACCACCGCCTCGGCCGCGCCGCCTTGCACCGTGATGTTCGGCGAGTAGTGCACCACCATGCCAGCACCGCCCGCCGCGCCTGCAGAAGCTGCCCCAGCCATGGCAGCGCCAGCAATCGCGCCCCGTGCGGCCTGTGCCAGCTTGCCGCTGGCCTGGGCAACCCGGGCGATGCTGCGCGTGATGCCGATCTGCGCGCCCTGGCCGATGTTGTCGCCGAACCCCATGAACACCCGGCTCGGGCTCTTGATGCCCAGCGTGTCGGCAAACCAACCCTTGATGCTCTGGCCCATGCCCACAATCGCCGCCTTGGCCTGGCCGATCTTGTTGGTGATGCCTTTGATCAGTCCGTCGATCACCATCCCGCCGAAGTCTGTGAACTTCGCGGGTAACTCAACGCCAAACCAGCTCAGCACCGTGCGCCAGGCGTTGTAGAACAGCTGGATCGGCGACCAGTTGATCAGCAGCTTGGTGATCCCCCAAACCCCGCCTGCAGCGGCCGTGCGCATGTCGCCCCACACGCCCCGGAAGAAGGCCGTGATGCGGTCCCAGTTGCGGTAGATAAGGTAGCCGCCGCCTGCAATGGCCGTGATCGCCAGGCCTATCGGGTTCATCAGCAGCGCGCGGCCGACCCACATCACCGCCGTGCCCACCATGCGCACACCGCCCGCAACCCGGCCCCACAGCACCGGGTTGAACAGCCCGGCAGCCTGCAGCAGGTTGAACCCCAGGCGCAGGCTGTTCGCGCCAGAGAGCACCAGGTTGATGCCGTACTTCACCGCAATGGCGCCCAGTTTGAACGCAGCGAAGCCCGCCACCACCTTCACCAGGCCAGACATCAGGCCCGGGTTTTCTTTCGCCCAGGCCGCCATGGCGCCCACGACCGGCCGCACTGCGTTGACCAGGTCGTTCAGGGCCGGCAGCACCGCGCTGCCCACGTTGATGCCGATTTCCGTCAAACCGTTTTTAAGGAGCCGGAGGTTGTTCGCCGTCGTCGCTGCGCGAGCGCCGAACTCCCGCTCCATGGAGCCCAGGTAAGTCTGCTGCCCGCCCTTGTTCACCCGCTTGAGCGTTTCGATGCTGCCCGTGTAGGTTTTCACCGACCCGGCCAGCACCGCCACGTCGTCCGCATAGTGCAGGCCGAACAGGTCCACCAGGATGCCCATGCGGCGATCAGCGGGAATGCGCTCCAGCGTCTGCAGGAAGCCCACCAGCGCGCCCTCGGCGTCGTTCTTGATCGACCGCTTCAGGCCGGCAGCGCTCATGCCCATCTCGGCCAGCGCCGACTGAAACGCCTTGCTTTGCTTGTCCGCCGTGCCCAGCTTGGTCAGCATGCCGTTGATCGCCGTGCCAGCCACCTCGGGCGGCTTGCCCAGCGCGATCAGCGCGTTGCCCAGGCTCGCGGCCTGCAGCTCGGTCAGGCCAAACTGCTTGGCAACACCACCGATGCGCCCCAGCGTGTTCACGATATCGCTCGCCTTGGCCGGGCTTTCGTTGCTCAACTGGTTGATCGCGTCGCCCAGCCGGCTAATCTGCGCAATCGGGATGCTGTACACGTTCGCCAGCTTCGCCATGCTGTCGCCCGCTGCCTCTGCGCTCATGTCGAACGCCGTGGCCATCTTCGCAATGCTCTCCGTGAACGCCGGTAAGTCCTTCGCCGCCACGCCCAGTTGCCCACCGCTGGCAGCGATCTGCGCGAGCTGCTCGACCGACAGCGGCAGGTGCCGAGACATGCGCAGGATCTCGTTCGTGAGCTTCTCGAAGCCGTCCGGCGTGTCGAAGTCCACCACCTTCTTGACATCTGCCATGGCCGACTCGAAGTCAATCGCCAGCTTCACCGGCACGAATGCCGTGGCACCGATACCAATGGCGTCCATCGCGTCCGAGCGAAGCGCCTGGCGCTCGCTGCGCAGTGTGGCCGCGCGCTCGCGCCCCACCACGAGCGAGTTCTGAATTTTGGTGGCGCGCTCAATGGAGCGGCCCATCGCGTCGTATTCCTCGGTGATCGCGCGCAGGCCAGCAGGGGTGCGTGGGCCGATGAAGTTGTTCATCGAATCGCCCAGGGCCTTCTGTTTGACCTTGAGCTTGTCGACGTGTTCTCCCACCTTCGTGATGCCGCCGCTTACGCTGCCCAGGCCGGCCAAGGCCTGCGCGCCCTGGAAACCCACCTTGATCAGAACGCTCGTATCAGCCACAGCACACCTTTAAATCTCAGTCCGACTTGTACTCACGCCGGATCTGCTCGCCAGCGTCTTCGCCCCACTCAACGAACCGGACCACGTCCAGCTCCTCGATCTCGCTGGGCTGGAAGCGGAACCACCGCGCCAGCAGCGCGGCGATCCCCCTGATGTCATCAGGCTCCAGTTTGAACTGCGCGAAACCAGCGCTGGAGCTTGGCGAAGTCGCCAAAGTCCAGCTCCCCGATGTCTTCCATCGTCAGCTTTTCTTCGGAGAGGTTTGCGTAGATCAGCAACTCCTCCTCGGCGTCATCCAGCTTCAGGCCTTTTGCCTGGCTCTGGTAGCGCACCATCTCACTCACCTTGGGGCGGCGAAGCGTGATGCTGCTGAACTCGCCCGCAGGCGTCTTGATCGGCACCAGCAGTTCGATCCGCTTGGTCAGTTCCACCTTCAAAGCGGCGGCCTTGGTTTCAGTCGTGCTCATCGATCAGCCCCCTTGGTTCGCGCGGAACAGGTCCAGCTTGTCCACGCCGTTCACCTTGTAGATGTTCGACAGCACGTCCAGCTCGACGATGTCTTTGCCCGCCAGCTGCTGGCGGATGTAGTAGGCCGAAAAGCCCGAAACGAACTCGGCGTTGTCGTTCTGCTTGAAGCTGCCCAGCGGGTTCTTCTTGAACAGCACCGTCAGGAAGGTCACCAGCGGCACCTGCTCGGTGCGGCCACCAGATCCCCAGGTCTCCACGCTGCTGCGCACCTGCAGGGGCACCATGGTGAAGAAGTCGCCCATGGTCGCGGCCACGTCCGGGTAGAAGCTGTTCCACTTCACCTCGCCGTCCATCTTGTCGAAGCCGCTGGGTAGTTCGATCTTGGCGACCATGCCCAGGGCCTTGTGCTCCGTCATCAGCGAAGTGATGTCGGGCAGCTTGACCTCTTCGGCCTTGCCCAGCAGGCTATTGCCGTTGATGTAGATGGCCGCGTTCGTCACGCGGCGCAGTTGAATTTGGGTCGCCATGTTGTGTGCTCCTCAGTGTTCAGTGGGTCAAGCCTGGCGCGTGGCCACGAGCTGGCGCAGGTACTCGGTGTTGATCCGCGCCTGGTAGCTCACCCGCTCCAGCGGGCTGTAGGGCGCGAAGTCGTAGCTCGGCAGCAGGTGGCCGGCGCTCAGCGTCTCGGGCGTGTTGAGGTCTTTGTCCAACCATACGTCGCCGTCCTGGATCGCGCCGTTCGCCACCTGGTGGCGCAAGAAGCGGCGCCCGCTCTCCAGGATGTCGTCAATGCGCGCGTTGTCCAGCGGCTGGTCAATGAACTGCAGGGTCGCCAGCTCCAGGCTTTCGCTGATGATGTCCGCCGTGCGGCGCACATTCAGGAAGTTCTTCTGGTGGCTCACAGTCGGCCACGCCGCGCTGCGGTTGCCCCAGGCGCGGATGCCGGTACCGAAGCTGTTCGCCACCGTGATGATCCCGGCTTCGTTCAGCAGGTTGGCCTCGCAGTTCGGGTCGTTCAAGCTGAACTCGATGGGGCGCTCAACGCCCGTGATGCCCAACAGCTCAATGTTGGAGCCCGACCACCAGTAGCCGTTCTCTTGGTCGCGGCGGCTCCAGGCCCCAGCCACCAGCGTGCTCAGCGCTCCGTTGACCTCGGCCGCTGCCACCGTGTCGTAGTACTTCACGTGGGGGTAGCACAGACCGACGCGGTCGCTCGACGTGTTGAAGTTGATCGCACCGCCTACACCGCGCCCGGCGATGGCCTGCGGCACCGTCACGCCAATGGGTGCGTCCACGAACGCCACCGCGCGCATCGCGGTGGCCTGCACGATCATGGCGGCACTCACCGCGCTCAAGCTGGAGAAGCCCGGAGCGATCAGGATCTTCGGGTTGAAGCCGAACTGCTGATACGAATCGCGCCAGCCGAACATGCCGGTCCGCGCACCGGTCACAACGTCCACGCCACCAATGATCTGCGCGGCCGTCACGGTGTTGATGTCGGCGGCCGGGGCAGCTGGGTCGTACACGTTGCGCACGATCACCACGGTGGGCTTCTGGTCAAACAGGCGCTTCAGTTCGCGAGCGATGGTGCCCTGCGTGCCGAACTGGGCGATGTCACCGTACTTTGTGACCAGGACGTTCTGATTGATCGGGCCAGAGCCGGCCGTGCCGATCAAGCCGACAACGCTGGACTTGACCAGGCGCACTGGGCGCGGACCTGTGTCGATCTCAATCGTCTCGACGCCGTGAAGGAAGTTCGCAGGCATGGGTTACTCCTTTGCTGCTTTGGTGGATTTCGGGGTGGGTTTTTCGGCAACGGCTGGGGCCGGGGCCGGGGCCGCGTCGTCCGCCTGTTCGACCAGGTAGCCTTGCGCCGCCAGGGTCTTCACGGCCGCGTTGCCCTCGGGCAGGCGCACCGTCTTGCCTGCGCGCAGCAGCACGTCGGTGCTCGTTTCTTTGTCCTGCAGCGTGATGCCGCTGTCAGGCCCTTGGTAGACGTACGTCTTCATCGGTTGCTCCTGGGTCAAGTGGAATAGCCGGCCGGGTGCTGCAGCTGCAGATCGACCAGCGGAGAAGGATCACCAGCCGTGAACGGCCCCGGCACGGCAGGCACATCGAACACGCTGATCAAGGGCACCGTCAAACGCATGGAGTAGCCCCACACGCCCTCGCGGTGACCGGTGTAGGTTTCACTGCGCACAGAGATCGGCCCGGCTGTCTCGGGCAAGTCGTGGCCCTGCAACGCAACGCGGCAGGCCTCCAGCAAGTCGTAGGCGCCGGTGCCGGCATCCGGAGACGCGTCGTCGGTCTGATGCGTGCGTAGGTTGCGGGCCATGAAGCCCAGCTCGAACTCGGCGGGCCATTCGATCAACGCCGGTCGCACCACGTGGGCCAGTTCGGGAAACTTTCCCCCGCGATACATCAGCAAGACCGCGCCCACCCGGTGCAGGAGCTTGTACTCCTCGGGCTTCCCAGGCCACGAGCGCAGCTCAACAATCGGGTGCGCCTGGCCCTCTCGGGTCAGCGCAGGGCGCAACCGCGCCAACAGCGCATCCTCGACGTAGTAGATCTGCGCGGCCATCAGCGCTCGCTCCGCGCAAACGGGCTGTAAGGCGGCTCTGGCGGGATGTTGAATTCCACGGCGCCGCCACCGACACCGCCTTCCAACACCGGCACGAGCTGGGCACCAGCCAACTCAACCTCACCCGCCTTGATGCGCTTGAGCAGGCCCAGCACATCTTCGTAGCGGCGCCGCGCGTCCTTGATGTCGTCGGCCGCGCGCAGGGTCTGCAGGCGGTAGATCGCGATGTCGCAGGCGCAGCGCGTGAGCACGGGCGGTTCGGGCAGCGCCGCACCCGCGAGGTCCACCAACGGCAACTGGTAGCGGCCGGTCAGAAAGGTGTCAATTTCGGCGGACGCGTCGTCCAGCGCGGTCTGCACCCGGCCCAAATCAATCTGCTGGCCGTAGGCGTCGGTGGTCTGGCGCAGCTCGGCCTCGCCGTAGCGCTGCTGCAGGTGTTGGGCCGATGCGTAAGTCATGTCGCCCATCGTGCCGACGTGCGTCAGCGGGCGACATTAAAACGGTTTATTGAATGAGCCGGTGGCTCACCCCCTCGCGCGGTTGAACCCTTCGATGGTCCCCACACCCAGGCTGTACAACACGCCAATTTCGTTGGCGGTATTGCTGGCCTCTGTTGCCGTCACGTTCGCGCCGACTCTGCGAACGCCATCGGTCAGGCGGGCGTTCGTGGTGGTGACATCCATTACCGGGATCGGGTCTGTACCTGCGTACACCCGGAAGCGTTTTGACAGACCGTCTCCCGACACATCGACGTCAAACGTGTAGGGCACGTTCAGAGATAGGGTGTACGTCGTGGGGTGCGCGCTCACGCTCCCAAAGTCTGCCGTCTTGGCCTGGCAGGTTGAACCTTCGATGTGAAAGTACGCCCCATCAACAGCATCGTATTGGCCGTTGGCGTTGTGAAACCCACCCCACACGTTGCGGCCCGTGAAGTCAGTGAGCCACATGAACTGAAACCGGAACTTGCGCGAGATGGCGCCGAAGAATCCGTTGTTGTTGCTGAACGTGTAGTAGGCATAGCCGCTGTGCGGGTTGGCGCTGCTGCGCAGGAACAGGCCGTTGTGGTTGTAGCCATATCCCCGGGCGATTGGGTATGTGGTGTTGTTCGAGCCACCAGACACGCCCAAGCCCAGAAACATTTCACTGGCAGAGGAGTCGGACGTGGACAGGCGCAGGGAATACCAGTAGTCCCATAGACCAAGCGGACCTGGCGAGAAGTCCTCGCCACTGGCACCTGGTGGGCCAGCATCGCCAGTGTCACCCTTCGGTCCTTGGGCGCCAACGGCACCTGGAGGACCGGCATCACCGGTGTCACCCTTCGGTCCCTGGGCGCCAACGGCACCTGGTGGGCCTGCATCGCCAGTGTCACCCTTCGGACCCTGGGTGCCAACGGCACCCGGTGGGCCGGCATCGCCAGTGTCACCCTTCGGTCCCTGGGCACCAACGGCACCTGGTGGGCCGGCATCACCGGTGTCACCCTTCGGTCCCTGGGCACCAACGGCACCTGGTGGGCCGGCATCACCGGTGTCACCCTTCGGTCCTTGGGCGACTTCGCCATCACCGCCCGGTCCTCGGGCGCCAATCACCACCGGTGTAAGGCTCAACAGCCTGCCCGACCTGGGCGTGGCGAGCACCAACGTCCCAGCGCTCTCTTGAGAAAGCGCCAACGAAAAGACCGTCTCGGGTTTCAGGTTGATGGTGAGGCTCATGGCGCGGGAGCAGGCGCAGGCGCAGGCGGCAGCGGCGTGACGCGATCGACAAACTCAATCGTTGCGGAGTTCGTTGTCGTGGTGTGCCCGTCGGATGTCCGCCGCAGGATCACGTCGATGCTGTAGAAGCCCTTCCGCAGCAGGCGGCTCTGCGCTGAGACCAAGACCAAGCGAGCAATGCCTGCAGCTGCATCCACCCAGGTGCCGGTCATGGCCACGGCCGGCTCCTCATCCGCCGAGCCATCCGGTACGCGCTTGAGCGCAGCGAAAATTTCCCAGCCCGTCATGGGCTGAGCCCGACCACCTGAGGTGACCGGGCCCGTCAGCACAACGGTGTCCCCTGGCTTGAACGGCTCCATGGCTACCCGCGCACCACAACCAGGTTGGGCTCTTCTTCCAGCCGCTCCAGCGTGCCGGGCGGCAGATCGGCCAGCGTCAACACTAGCGGCTCACGCGTGAAGCGCATGCCAGCGCGGTGGAAGCGCTCCAGCCGCTTGATGCAGCTCACCGCCACCTCGCCCTCGGCAAGCTCCGGCAATGCACCCTGCGGATCATCCTGGCTGCTCTGTGCATCGACCGTTGCAGCTACTGCAGCAACGGCGGCAACAACGGCTGCACTGAGAGCGGGTGCATCGGGCAGCGCGCCGCCGTCGCCAGCCGGCAGCGCTGCACCTGGTGCAACGCCGCCCACTTCTGCAGCCGGCCCGGCCGGTGCTGCAGCCGTCGCGGCCAAGGGCGCTTTTGGCGCCGCAGGTGCCTTCGATTTCGGCGCGGCCTTGGGGGCCGCTGCCTTCTTCGCGGCGGCCATGGTCAGGCCACCCAGGGCGTGTCGATCACCTTGACCAGGCCCTTGTTCGGGTTGTCCGCGCCGTTGGCGAGGCGGTCAGCCGTCACGAGGTCGTTGGCCTTGCTGCGCAGCGAGGGAGGCACCACCAGCAGGGTGGGCTTCACGCCGAGCAGCACATCGCCGTCGCCCTTGAACATGCGCATCGCAGCGTAGGCCGCTTCGAAATTCGCCACGTCCAACACAGCGGACGATTTGAACGCCATCTGCCAAAAGCCGAAGCCGCAGTTGTAGCGAGCGTCCACGCCGTAGCGGTACTTCTTGCGCATGAACACCGACTCGTCGGTGGTCTGGTCCATCGCCGTGAACTGGGCGCTCTTGCGGTTCTGGAAGATCAGCGGCTTGAGCGAGCGGCTCACATCCAGCAGGTACCAGGGCGCGGCGGCACCAGCCTGCACGTTGCTGACCGTCGCCGCAACGCCCGTGCCGTCCACGTTCGGCGCCACCGGGTGGTCCGTGTCGAAGTAGTTCTGGCCGTCGTAGCACAGCGTCGAGTGACCGGCTTTCAGCAGGCCGAATACCAGCTCGTCAGGGTGGCGCCGTGCCGACAGACCGGCCTCTTCAAACATCGGGCTGTACATGCCGAGGTTGTCGTCTTCGATGTCATTGCGATCCACCTCGACCGAGGATTCCCAGTCCTTGTTGGTGACCGCATAGCCGTGCTCCTGGATGTTTCGCAACGTGCGGTCGCCGATCCATTCGCGCATGCCGGGCCACTTGCCCAACCAGCCGTAGGTGTTGCTCTTGGTGGTGCTGGGCACCGTGGTTGCGATCTGCTCGTAGGCCGAGGCCTCGCCGGAGAAGCCACGCTGGAAGCTGGTGGCGAAGCCGGTGCGCAGAGCGTTGAGTACCGCTGAGGTGATGATCATGTAGATGCTCCTGGTGGTGTGTGGTGGTCAGGCTCAGGCGGTCGCCACGGCCTTGTTCTTGAGGTAGTCCTCGGGTTTCAGGCCGAGCTGCTCGCACACGGCCTTGTCCTCGGCCGAGAGCGCTGCGGTCAGCGCGCCAACCACAGGCGGTTGGCCGTTGGTCTGCAGGCCAGACAGCGCGGTAGACAGCGGCTTGGCGTCTTTCAGGAACGCCTTGAGCGCCGCCAGCGGCTGCGCCTTCCAGTAGTCGGCATTGACCGGCAGGATGCGGGCGTCGGCCAGCGCGGCGGTCATCAGCACGGTGTGCTCGGTGGTCTCGGTCTGCGCGCTCAGCGCGGCCAACTGGTCAGCCACCTTCTTGTGCTCGGCGAGCGGGATGTGCTGCGAGGGATCGAACTGCTTGCCGCGCAGATCGACGATCAGCGCGTCTTTCGAAGCGACTTGGCTTTGCAGCGCAGCCAGCGCAGTGAGGCCCGCCTCTTCGGAGGCGACAGCAGAGAGGCCAAGCGCGGCCAGCAAAAGTTTCATGGGATGCTCCTGAGGGTTGCCCGTCTCGGGCGGGGTTGAAAACTGGGCGGCCATGGCACTGAGCTGCGCCTGCAACTCGGGAAGCGCGTCGGTGTTGAGGCCAGGGGTGTTTGTGATGGCGACGTGCAGCAGCGCCAGCACGTCGCCGGTGTCCGGGTCGAACGGGAACACCGGGGAGATGTAGCGGTACTCGCTCTTGGCCACCATGGCGGCGGCGCTGGCGGTCCACTCGATATCGGCATACAGACCGGGGCCATCAGGCGCCCCGGTTGTGAGGTAGGTGAGCCCCACGATCCAAGCCGCAGCGGGGTTGGGCAGGCCATCGACCACGGCGCGCAGCGTGCGGTGCTCGTAGTCGATCAACATCTTTTGCTTGTTCACCTGGAACGCACGCACCAAGCGCCCGCCCAGCGTGGCGTTCAACCGCCACACCTTGGTGTTGCTGCCCTCCATGTTGCCGGGCCGGCCATCGACCGACGCAAACTCACCCTCGGGCAGCAGCTTGATGCGCTTGGGAGCACCAGCACCGGCAGCGCCATCCAGCGCAGCCAGCTCGACAGTCATGCAGCCGCCAACCAAGGCAGCGGTCAGGGCGTGGGTTACATGGCCGGCTCCAGCGGTGAGTACAGCGACGAGAGGGTGTGCTTTCGACATGCCCGCCAGTCTGCTCAGGCGAGCAGCGGGGCGACATTAAAACGGTTTATTGATTGATCGCAGCAAGCAGACCCAACTTGCACCGAATCGCAAACCATCCCTGCAGCAGCGACCGCAGGGCAAGCCCACCCCCTCGAAACCCGCACAAACGCATCAGAAGCCGGTCCAGGCTGGGCCAAGCCGTGGCGGCGATACGTGGGGGGCGAGACGGCCCGTCAGCGGCCCATTTCCGACTTGGGGTCAACAAGCGAAAACTGCTGATCTGCCACGCGAGCAACTGCGGCTTCCAGCTCAAAGAAGCTCCTGGTCCAATTGCGTGTCAACTCCATGCGGGCGTCGGAATCACTGTTGTGCCCCGCACGTGACTCAAGGCTTGCGCTGGCTTCATAGAACCTTTTGGCAACGTCTCTGAGTTCAGGCAGTCCTGTGAGCGCAACCGAGTAGGCGCGTGCAGCCGCTTCAAACACACCGTCTCGTGCCTTCGGCAGCGGCGATTCATCAGCCTGGCGTCCAATCAGGAGAAGGTCTATCGTTCGCACCCGCACTTCCAGAGCGCAATTCCACAGCTCACGTAAACGCTGATCGCGAAGCTCCGCAAGTCGCCTGGTCTCTTCTCTGCGCCATTTCAGATCCTCTTGTTGTTCCGCATGTCTTAGTTGTGCGGACACAGTTTTGGATGTCCATATTTGACCCAGAAGAACACCCAGGACCGCCGAACTGGAACCGATGAACGCCGACCACAACAGCTCACTCATTGCCCCGCCCCTTTGCCTTATCAGACCTGAACTCCCATGGCGCCCACGGGCTCGGGTCGCGCCACAAACCAACACCCGCACCGCGCGCCTGGCTCTCAAGCTCAGCAATCCGCGCATCCGTCAGGTACTTCGTGAACGCCCAGGCCAGCCCGCGCCGCACCTGCTCGGCATTGGCATCCACTCCATCACAGAACACCCGCCCAAGCGTGCGACCGTACTTGTCCTGGCTCGCAGACTCCACACGCGCAGGCTGTTTCAGGCACAGCTCGACCAAGCTGCGCCGCGCCACCTGGTTGTAGGGCTGGCCGCGCTCGGGAGCGTCAATCTCTGTGAGTCGAACACGCACCAGCTCACCACCATCAACCGCGAGCGTCAGCGTGTCGCCATCGGCCACGCGGACAACGGCTCCGTTCAGCACATCATCAGCATGTGCCGCAGCGCAGATCAACGCCAAAGCCAGCGCCAGCAGGCGCATCACAGCTGACCAGGCACTGCGCGAACAGCCAGCACGGTTGCACCAGCGGGGTCAACATCACATTGATAGACCATGTGTACGTTCGCGCCGAAATCATTCTGAAACTGAGCCTGGTCACCGATCAAAGTGACAGACGACTTGTTCCCGTTTGTCCAAGTGGCGCGGCTGAACCTTTGCTGGAGCAGTTGGGCATTCCACTTGACATCATTCTTCGATAGCCGCTCAACGGCATCGCCACACATCAGCCCGACCTCAGCGCTTGTGGTCAACACCTGACCAATGCAGTTGATGTCTGCCTTGCACTGAGCATCGGCCTCACTCGATTGCTTTTCACTCTGGCCGCATGCCACCAGCAACGAAGCCAAAAGAACGGGTTGTAAACGCATCATCAAAGTCTCCTCAAATTTTCCGACCGTGCCACACCACGCGCCCCACCAACAGCAGCCGGTCAAGCTCTGATCCGCTGATAGTCTCGCTGCTGTATTTAGGGTTGTCACTCATCACCTCCACTGAGCCCGACAGTTTGATGCGCAAGCGCTTCACCAACAGCGCACCAGCCAGGTTGATCACGTAGATGCCCTCGCTCTTCGCACCGCCGTTGCGCGTATCCAGCAGCAGCAGGTCACCGCTCTCGATGGTGGGACTCATCGAGTCGCCGCGCGCGTCGATCAATGCCAGGTGAGTTGGATCAACGCCTAGCGACTGTGCAATCCAAGTTCGCCGAAACGCGAGGTGATCAACCACCGACTCGTCAGTGATCACCGCACCATGCCCCGCCGAAGCGGTCACAGCATGACGCGGAACCTTCACATAGTCCGAATCAAGCTCTCCGTCTCGAATTGAGTCGAGGAACGACCCAAGCGCCTTGTCGAGTGCGTTGGTGTCGCTTCTTGCGGCCGCGAGGTAAAGCTGCTGGGTGAACTCCACGGTTCGCGGATCAATCACACCTCGGCTAGTCAGCATTTCCGTTGCGTGCCGAAGCGCAGGCAACGGCGCATTCTCGCCAGACAGAAGGGCCTGCTCTTCGCGCGTCAACCGATGAGCCCCTTTCCCGTCGAGCAACCAAACCTCACGCCATCCGTGCTTCTGCTGGATCGCGCGCGCCTCTTCAGGCTTAAGCCGAGCAACCCGGCCACCCAGCATGTTCTTGAGACGGTCCAGATCAAGGCCCACCGAGGCCGCGAACGCCGCTTGTGTGCGCTCCCCACTTTCAGCGAACACCTTCGCCATGCGCTCTTTCAACATTTTTTTGCCCCTTGCTTGATATGCGCGTAAATCGCGCGTAAACTACGCGCAGTTTTGAAACCCCTTGAAAGAGGCCTATTCCATGAAACCAGAAGAGATTAAAGCAGCAATCGTGCGTGCTGGAACCTCCCAGGTCGCGATTGCTACTCACTTGGGGGTAACGCCACAAAGCGTGGGTCGCGTGATCAAGAAGACCATGCGATCCGAGCGCATTGAGCGCGAGCTTGAGAAGCTCACAGGTGGCCCGATCCACGCCAAAAAGAGCAAGGTCGGCAGGCCTCGTGCCACCTGGAACGGCGCTGCCAAAGGAGTCAGCGCGTGATGCCCAACACCCAAACCATCGCTGTTGGCATCGGCCCTCTCGGGTACGCCATTCGACCGCTGCGTGCTCCATCGCTGCCCAAGACAACTGCGGAGGTCAAGGCCCAGTTCCACGCGGAAGGCAAGGCCATCGGTGACTGGGCGGATCAACACGGCTTCAGGCGCAGTGATGTGTACCGAGTGCTCAACGGCTTCTCGGCCATGAAGCGCGGCCTCCCTCATCAGATCGCCATCGCACTTGGACTCAAACCGGGAGCGATCCAATGACCATCGATCACCTCACACACCTGCTCGACAAGAAGGTGCCCGACATGTCGAACGGCCTTCGCATCGAAACGCACTACGGCGAGATCGACATCCCGGCAGGCAACCTGGCTGAGCGCATGAAAGACCTCGTCGCCCAGCACTTCACGCTGGAGTTGATGCGCGCCGAAGAAATCCAGCGCCAGCGCCTGGCAGCAGAAGGGAGCGCAGCAGCATGAGCACTGACTACACCAACGAGTCGCAACAACGAATCCTGAAGGTCGTGCTGGCCCTGTTCAGCGACGTGGTGCAAGGCGTCTCGCCCAGCGCCCTGGCCCGTGCTGTCGATGCCGACGCACCAAAGATCACCCGCGACCTGGACAACCTGCGCACCGCAGGCCTTGCCGAGCGCGACGAGACCACCGGCCTCTGGCGCCTGACCCCGCGCTTGCCCCAGCAAGCCGTGAAGGTGTTCGCCGCCATCGACACCGCCCAGCGCCGGGTAGACGAGGCCCGCCAGCGGTTCACCCGCACCTGACACCGCCCGAAACCGCTTTTTCAAATGCGGTGTTGACGCCGCATTTGACCCCACCCAACCACAACCCCGAAGAGGAACCTGAATGGCACGCACCCCGAAAACCACCGAAGTGATCGACCTGACAGACAAGCAGATCGACACCGGAAAGATGACCAACGCCATGGGCGCGATGCGGTCGCAGGAGCTGGCAGTGATCGAAGCCGACGCCCAGCTCAACACCAGGGTTCGCGCGGTCGCTGAGATGGTCGGTTACGTGCTGCCCGGCGAGGCGGTAGACGCCGACCTGATCCAGCGCGACATCAGCGCCAACATGCGCCGCAGTATCGAAGCCTGCCTGGAGGTGGGCCGGGGCCTGGTGGTGCTGCGCGAAGCCTGCCCCCACGGGCAGTTCACCGCCCGCCTGGACGTGCTCGGCATCGAAGCCCGGGTGGCTCAGCGCTTCATGTCCTCGGCCCGGCGTTTTTCAAATGCGGCGTCAACACCGCTTTTGAAAGCCATCGGCAACCAGACCAAGCTGTTCGAGATGCTTGTGCTGGACGATGAGGAGATCGAGGAGCTGGCGCTGACCGGCCAGACCGGTGAGCTAAGTCTTGACGACGTGGCGGTTATGTCGGTCAAGGAACTGCGCTCGGCCCTGCGCGAGCTGCGCGCAGAGCACGACAGTGCCGAGCAAGTGCGCGGTGATCTGCGCAAGAAGATCGACAAGCTGGAGCGCGACTCCAAGCGCATCAAGACCGAAGGCCCTGACGAAGCCCTGATCGCCCTGTCCAAGGAAGCGCAGGGCCATGCCTCCGACGCACTGGGCGCGATCCGAGGCGCCGTCAGCGACAGCCTCCGCGCCTTGGCGAAGCACTACATCGAGCACGGTGGTGAGCCCATCCTGCTCACGATGGCCGGCATGGTCGGGCAGCTGCAGGCGGAGCTCAACGCCATCCGCGCCGATCTGCACATCCCGGACATCAGCACCGCCGCTGACGTCAAGCTCGCCGGTGAAGTCGCCCAGTGGGCTGGCACCCCCAAAGCCGCCTGAGTCGAGCCATGCCACCCAGCTACAGCCCCTACGTGACCCAGCGCGTTCTTGCGCTGTCCACCGCCCTGCAGACCGCCGAACGCGGCCAGGCCGGTGGGCTGGTGCGGGAGTGCGCGGCTGAGCTGGCCCTGTCAGTCCCAACCGTCTACCGGATCATGGATCAAGTCACTCTCAAGACCCAGCGCAAACAGCGCAGCGACGCGGGCACGGTGAGCCTGTCGCGGCAGGAAGCCGTGGACATCTCGGCTTACCTGATGAGCAGCTTGCGCAAGGGCAACAAGCGTCTGCTGTCCATTGGCCAGGCGGTGGCCGAGCTGCGGGCCAACGGCATCGTGCGCGCCCAGCGGATTGACGCCGCAAGCGGCGAGGTGATCCCGCTCAGCGAGAGCGCGATCAGTCGCGCGCTCAAGGGATACAAACTGCACCCCGACCAGCTGCTCCGGGCCGCACCAGGCAAGGAAATGCAGAGCCTGCACCCCAACCACGTCTGGCAGATCGACGCCTCGCTGTGCGTCCTCTACTACCTCAAGCCCACCGGCCCGCGCGACGCGGGTCTGCAGGTGATGGACCACGACAAGTTCTACAAGAACAAGCCGGCCAACCTGAAGGCGATTGAAGCGGACCGCGTGTGGCGTTACGCGGTCACCGATCACAACAGTGGCGCGATCTTCGTGCACTACGTGATGGGCGCCGAGAGCGGCGCCAACCTGGCTGAGTCGTTCATCGCCGCCATCCAGCAGCGCGGTACCTCACCATTCCACGGCGTGCCTTTCATCCTCATGATGGACATGGGCAGCGCCAACACCAGCGGCCTGTTCAAGCAGCTGGCCCGCCGCCTGCAGGTGGAGATCATTGCCCACGCACCGGGCAACGCTCGTGCCACCGGCCAGGTGGAAAACGCGCACAACATCATCGAACGCTCGTTTGAGAGCGGCCTGCGCCTCACCCCGGTGCAAGACCTCGCGGGTCTCAACACGCTGGCACAACGCTGGATCGCATGGTTCAACGGCACGCAGGTTCACAGCCGCCACGGCAAGACCCGCTTCGATGCCTGGATGACCATCGCCGCCGAGCAGCTGCGCATTGCGCCATCGCCCGAGCTGTGCCGCCAGCTGGTGAACCACAAGCCCGAAAAGCGCAAGGTCAGCGTGATGCTCACCGTGCAGTTCGGCGGTGCCGAATACGACGTGAGCAGCATCCCCGGCATCGTGGTGGGCGAGAGCGTGATGATGGCCATCAACCCCTACCAGGCCGACGCGGCCACGGTGGTCGAGGTCGGCGCGGACGGCAAGGAAGCGCTGCACAGCGTGCCCCTGGTGGCGCGCAATGAGGCAGGCTTCAGGGAAGACGCCAACGTGATCGGCGAGGGCTACACCCGCCACGCCGACACCTTGGCAGACACCAATCGCAAGCTGGTCGAGCGCACCATCATGGACGCGCCCACCGACGAAGCGGCCGAGGCCGCGCGCAAGGCCAAGGCGCGGCCCTTCGGTGGCCGCATCGACCCGTACAAGGTGATCGACGACGCGCCAGAGCGCACCTTCCTGCCGCGCAAGGGCGAGGCCCTGGCCGTGCAGACCACCACCGCTGCAACGCCGGTACCGGCCCGCCAGCTCACCCACTTTGAAGCCGGCCAATGGCTCACCGCCAACGGCGTTCAGATGGGTCGCGAGGTGTACGAGAAGCTGCGCGCCTGGCACGCAGACGGCGTGCCCGAAGACCAGCTCGCCACCCTGAAAGACCGCCTCACTGTGCGGGCCGGTCTGCGCGTTGTTGCAGGGGGTTCGAAATGATGGCCGTCGCTTTGAACCTGCCGCAGGTCCACCGCTGGACATCGCTCAACAAGCTCGCGAAGGCTGCGGGCATGAGCGCCACCACGATGAAGCGCGCCGCTCGCGGGCAGTGGCCGGTGATCGGCCACGAACAGGTGCGCGAGCGCATCAATGCCGCCGTCACGAAGCTGGGCGCCCAGCCCGCCGACCTGGACGCGCTCTACACCGCGCAGCTCAACGAGCCTGCCAAAGAAGTTGGCCCCGATGTGCAGCAACACACCGAGGCCGTCCCCGCCCCTCAGGCACCTTTAACCGCAACCCAAGAGAAGGAGAAAGACATGCTACTTCAGAACGCAGCCATAACACCCGCCGCCCGCGAACACTTCGGGCTTCCCCGCAACCCGTTCGTTGACGACGTGCAAAGCGGCGACGACGTGTTCCAGACCTCCAGCGTGCGCTACGTGCGCTCCAGCTTGCTCGACTGCGCGCTGCACCACGGCTTCGTCGCCGTGATCGGCGAGAGCGGCGCAGGCAAGAGCACGCTCGCCAACGATCTGGAAGACCGCATCAGCCGCGAAGGCCGCGACATCGTGATCATCCGCCCCTATGTCTTGGCGATGGAGGAAAACGACTCCAAGGGCAAGACCCTCAAGAGCGGCCAGATCGCCGAAGCGGTTCTGCGCAGCCTGGACCCACAGGCCAGCATGCGCAGCAGCCCAGAGGCTCGGTTCAATCAGGTGCACCAGCTGCTCAAGACCAGCGCCCGCGCCGGCCGGCGCCACCTGCTGCTGATCGAAGAGGCTCACTGCATGCCCACCAGCACCCTCAAGCACCTGAAGCGGTGGATTGAGCTGCTCGAAGGCTTCCGCCGCCTGATCGGCGTGGCCCTGATCGCCCAGCCAGAACTGCGCAAGCGCTTCGACAGCGCTGGCCCCGAGCTGCGCGAGGTGGCTCAGCGCTGCGAGCTGATCGAACTGGGCGCCCTGGACACCGACCTCGAAGGCTACCTGCGCCACAAGTTCGCGCGCTTCGACCTGAAATACGAGCAGGTGTTCGCGACCGACGCCGCCGACGCGATCCGTGCCCGCTTGATCCACCTGCCGCGCGGCGGCAAGCCCTCAGACGTACGCAGCATCTGCTACCCGCTGGTGGTGAACAACCTGGTCAGCCGCGCCATGAACGCCGCTGCCAACGCCGGCTACCCGGTGGTGGACGGCAACGTCATCAAGCACTGCTGATCGGAGGGCGCACACCATGATCTTCCGACTTCAAGTCACCCTGCAGGACGGCAAGCGCTATGCCGGCCTGGGCTTCTTCACGGACTCGGGCGAAGCACTGGAACAGACCTGGGCTGACTACCCGGAGGCCTCTACCGTCAGCGCGATCTGCCTGAGTCGGAGGGCCGCGTCATGAACTGCTGCGACGACAACGGCAAATGCACCGGCGGCGCCGGATGCGCTGCGCGAACAGTGCGCAGTTGCGACGAGCTGGGCGTGTGCCAGCACAAGCGCCCGCGCTGCGAAGGCTGCACCGTGGGCCTCCAACTCACCAGCGAAGGCATCCGCTTCGCACCTGGCGAGATCGAACACTACCGCACCCCTTTCCTCGGCACGCCAGCGCAACGCCGCGAGCTGGCCCGCTGGTCGAAGCAAGCGGCGGCGCTCCTGGTGGTGGTCGGGCTCGCCTCGCTGGCAGTGGGTGTGATCGCAGGGAGGCTCCAGTGAAGACCAGCGACACGAACTACAGCAGCGCCTTCTACGGCGGCTTTTCTGAGGACGAGCTGGCGCTCTGGCGCCATCTGCGCAACCAGGGCGGCTACTGGATCGCGGGCGAGCTGATGCCCAGCTTCCCGCAGCTCGCACCGGCCCAGAAGGTGGGCGGTGTGCTCAAGCGGCTCTTCAGCGCCAAGCACGTGGCGCGCCGCATGGGCGCCGGTGGTGTGTGGGCCTACGGCGTCACGGCAGCGTGCAGCCCGCCCATGCGCGAGAGCATGACCATTCCAGCCGCCACATTGACGGAGGCCGCATGAGCGATCTGCACCACATCGACCTGGCCTCAGAGGCCACGGTCCACCTCGACGGCCTGCGCATCGTGCTGTTGGCGCTGCTGCCCAAAGACGGCAGGCCCCGCACCGTGGCCGAACTCTCAGCCAACACGGGAGCCAACTCGGCCTCCATCGTCGACGCGCTGCTCGACGACTACATGGCCGGCGCGCTGGAGTTCGACGTGCGCGCCGACGCCTACCGCCTCTCCACCACCAAAGCCCGCCCACAAGGAGCCATCGCGTGAACACCACGGAAATCCACGACATGCCAACCAACCAGGAAGACCAAGCGCTGCAAATGCTGGTCAAACAACTGGTGGTGATCGCCGATCAGGCGCCCGACCACCAACTGCTGTTGGTCGCGCTGATGTCCATCTACAAGGCCGTGGCGATCACCCACCCCTGCTGCACAGCAGTCGCAGCGCAAACCGCATTGCAGGTTGGCGGCGAGCTGCTGATCCGTTCGCTCGGCACCCAGTCTGCCGGCCCCATTCACTGACCTCACCAGGAGCAACCCACCATGGCAACCCGAATCAAGACCACCAGCGGCGGCAACGTGCCGCAATCGAAGGCCGACGCTATGCGCGACATCAAGGCCATTGGCGATATGCAGCGCGAGCTGGGCCGCATCCAGGCCGACCTGAACGACGAGATCGCCAACCTGACCAAGCGGGCCGCGCCCAAGATCGAGAGCCTGCGTGAGCGCCTCACCGAGCTGCAGGCAGGTGTGCACACCTGGTGCGAGGCGCACCGCGTTGAGCTGTGCGGCAAAGGCAAGACCGCCAACCTGGTGACCGGCGAAGTGAGCTGGCGCCAGCGCCCACCGAGCGTGTCCATCGCCAAGGCCGAAGACGTGATCCAGCGCCTGCGCGGGCTGGGCCTGTTTCGCTTTGTGCGTGAGAAGGAAGAGATCAACAAGGAAGCCATCCTGGCCGAGCCGGCCGAGGTCGCGGGCATCAAAGGCATCAAGGTGGTGACCGGCGTCGAAGATTTCGTGATCACGCCGTTCGAAGTGGAAGTGGGAGAGACGGCATGAGCGCGGTCTGGTTTTTCATCGGCTACGTCCTGGGCTGCGTCATGTCCATGGGCGCGATTTACCTCGGCCACCGCATCGCTGAGCGGAACGCTCTGCAGCAGAAGACTGGGGGTGCGTCATGATCAAGAACGCCACCATCTACCGTATCGCCTCGTCGCTCCACCTGCTGTCGTTAGAGAACATGGGGGACTGCCTGCAGAAGGCCGCGTTCGTGCCCTGCGGTGCCACGCAGGACAAGGCCGTGGGCTGGGTTGAGCCACGCGGTGAAGCACACGGCGCCCTGGTCGAGCTGATCGCCGGTCAGCGCATCCTGAAGCTGATGATCGAAACCAAGGCTGTGCCCGGCTCGCTGGTGCGCACCACCGCCCAGGCCGCTGCCGATCAGATCGAAGCCGAGACCAGCCGCAGGCCCGGAAAAAAGCAGATGAAGGAACTGCGCGAAGACGCCCTGCTGGAGCTGCTGCCGAACGCGTTCGCCCGCCAGGCGGCCGTGTGGATCTGGATCGACCTGAACGCCGGCCTGCTGGTGATCGGGTCGACCAGTCGCCACCAGATCGACGAAACGGTGACCGCGCTGGTCAGCACCTTCGGCCACCTGCAGTTGCAGCTGCTGCAGACCAAGGTCACACCGCAGAGCGCGATGACAAACTGGCTTTCAGCCGAAGACCCAGAACACGCTTGGGTGGACGGGTTCTCCATTGAGCGCGAGTGTGAGTTGCGGTCGGCTGACGAGGAAAAGTCAGTGATCCGATTCACCCGCCACAGCCTGGGCGGCGAACAGGTGCGCAAGCACATCACCGAAGGCAAGCTGCCCACCCGCCTGGCACTGAGCTGGGAAGGCCGCGTCGGGTTCGTACTCACCGAGTCCATGCAGCTCAAGAAGATCACCTTCCTGGAAGGCGTGTTGAACGACCGACCAGAAGACGGCGAGAGCAGCTTTGACACCGATGTGGCGTTGACCACGGGCGAACTGGGCAAGTTGATCCCGGCGCTCGTGGAGGCGCTGGGTGGCGAGCTGGTGGTTGGTTCTGGCCTGCCTGATGCACCAGGAGGTGCGTGATGACCAAGACGCTCAAAGCAGCAGCAGTCATCGCCAGCGGCAACGCCACGATCACCTTCGAAGACCAAGGCCAGGACTTCCTGGTGTGGGACATCAAGGACCGCAAGGTGGTGGCCTGCCGCCCGTTCCAGGCGGACCTGTGGGTCGGCTCCGAAGTCCTGTCGTTTCCTGAGGTCGGAAAGACGGTCGAGATCCAGATGCCCACGGATCGCGGTGGCCGGCGCATGTGGGTCAAGTACCCGCTCGTGAAGGTCGAGGCGTTTCGGATGGTTGAGGAGAAGGCCCCATGAGCCGCCCCGCACAGCTCCAGTTCAACAGCGCGGGCGCCTGGCGCAGCGGGCTCAACTTCGACGCGGGCGAGGTGCCCGACGAGTTCCTGCAGGCGGCTGATTCGCTCGCCCGTCTGTCCGGGGAGCACGTCGGCATGCGCGTGCTGATGTGTGTCCCGAACGGCAGCGGCGGCTACATCGCCTCTCGTCACGTGCTCATGCACTGGACGCGCGAACACGGCTGGGTGAAGACATGAGCCGCAGCCCTATCGACCGCGCCAAGGGCGCGCAGAACTACCAGAGCGCGATGGAGCGCCAGCGCTGCGAGATCTGCGCGCAATCAGTCGAGTGCTACGGCTCCACGCTGCAGTGCCGGCTGGGCTCGTTTCTCGTCACGAAGTATTCGGTGTGCGACCGCTGGGAATTGCGCCCCCGCCCGGGCTTCAAAACGCCGCCATGAATCCACAACGCGCGTCGGCCAACGGTGGGGCGCGATAGGCCGATGGGGATATGCGGTGGGTGCCCCAGGTTTGCATACCCAACTACCGCTGTCAGATGGACTGCCTCCTTTCAGCTACCAGTCTGACCGGTTTCCCGAGGCGGCCGTGAGCGCCTCGGACCACCCCTCAAACGGATGGTTTCAAAAGAGCACCCACCAGGTGCTTTTTTGCAAGCAACTGGAGAACCAAATGGACCGTGACACCGCCCTCACAAAGATCAAGAAGTGCCTCGCCCTCGCGAAGTCGAGCAACGAACACGAGGCCGCTGCCGCCATGCGCCAGGCGCAGAAGCTGATGGTCGAGCACAACCTGACCGAGGCCGATGCGGCGCTCAGCGACGTGAGCCAGGTGGCGCAGAAGACGGCCATGAAGACGATGACGCCATGGGAGTCGTCGCTGGCGAGGGCGGTGGCCGATGCGTTCGAGTGTGATTTGGTCTGGAGCACAAGCCGCAAGCTGTCGCGGTCCCTGCGCGTCGTCTCTGAACGCAGCGTGATCTTCGTCGGTGTGGGCGCCGCGCCCGAGGTGGCTGGCTATGCATTCGACGTGCTCTCGCGCCAGTGCAGCCGGGGCCGCGCGGCCCATATCGCCCGCCAGCCCAAGGCCTGCAAGACGATTACGAAGACGGCCAGGGGCGACGAATATGCGATGGGCTGGGTGATGGCCGTGCGCGATCTGCTCGCCGCGTTTGCGGGCTCAGAAGCCAACACGCTGCTGATTGAAAAGTACATCGAGATCAACTTTCCGAACACCACCACGGTCAAGCCAAAGGACCGGGCGAAGGGGCGCAATGTCTCCAACAACGACTTCTTCCAAGGCCACCACGCTGGGAAGAGCGCCGAGTTGAATCGCGGCGTCGGTGGCGTGCCAGAACGAGGGCTGCTCGCATGACAAACGGCTCCATCCACATCGCTGCCATCCACGTCCTCAAGGCCAAGCTGGCGCTGGCCGACGCGGACTATCGCGCGCTGCTCAACGCGCTCACCGCCAAGAACAGCACCAGCGACATGACGCCCGCGCAGCGCCAGCAGGTGCGCGACCACATGCAGCGCCTGGCCGAGCGCTCGGGCGTGGCGCAGGCCAGCGGCAACACCGGCAAGGCATGGCAGGCCAAGCGAGCAGCCGCCAGCCCGCAGGAGCGCAAGGTGTGGGCGATCTGGAACGCGCTCAAGCGCGACGGAAAGATCGACAACGCCAGCGGCCAGGCGCTCAACGCCTGGGTGAAGCGCACGGTGCAGGTGGACGCGCTGGGGTTCTGCACCGGCCCGCAGCTGGACACGCTGATTGAGGCGCTCAAGCGCTGGCAAGACCGCGAGGTGAATCACCATGGCAAAGCCTGAATTTGTGTTTCAGTTCCCCGAGAACTATCCCGATGTCCTGGAGCAAATGGGCCAGGTGATCGGGCGCACCTTGCTCAAGAACGGCATGCAGAAGCCGAAGGCGCAGGTGGCGGCATTTGAGTCGGTCGAGGGCATCCGCTCCGAACTGGGTGGCGCGTTCCTCTACATCAACAAGGGTGTGAGCTACGAGCTGAGCCTGCGCGACCGCGAGATCTGGGATGAGTTCGACGGCAAGAACTACTTCGAGCTGAGCAAGAAGCACAAGCTGAGCGAGATGCAGATCCGCAACATCATCAACGCCATCCGTGCGCAGGAGCTGGCGAAGCGGCAAGGCACGCTCGGGTTCGAGTGACGACAATAAAGCGTTTTAATTCCCCGCCCGTGAGGGCACGGACACACTGGTGCGCAGGCCATTTCAAAGGCCACATCTGCACCAGATATGAGCACACACGGCGACGTCATTGACCGCGCAAACGAGCGCGCAAACACATTCACCGAAGACGGCATCGCGGAGGTCCGTCGCCATCTGGCCGAGCAGGCCCTGAAGCCGAGCGCCACAGCCTGCGAGGCCTGCGGCGCAGACATTCCCGAAGCACGCCGCACCGCCATCCCCGGCATCTCCACCTGCGTGGACTGCGCCACCGCCGCCGAATACCACAACCACCTGGGGATTCGGCCATGAACATTCAAGTTGACTTCTGGCACGTCGCCGCTCTGCTGATCGGCTTCATCGGCGTGCTTGCCACCTTCGGGCAGATCCTGCTGGCGCAGATGGACAAACGCATCGACCACCACAACGACCGGCTGTCCAACCTGGAGAAGGATTTCGCCGAGCACAAGTCGACGCTGCCGCTTCACTACCAGCGCAGGGAGGACACGATTCGGTTCGAGACCACTCTGAACGCGAAGCTGGACGCCACCTATGGCCGCATCGAACGGCTGTCAGAAAAGCTGGCTTCCTTCATCGAACGACTTTCGGAGAAATGACATGAGCATCGACATGGACAAGGCCACCCGGGAGGCGTTGCGCTGGCTGATCCTGCAGGCGCTGAATTCGGCGCGGCCGATTGGCGCGAGTGAGCAGGTGTTGTATCAGGCCATCGTGCCGAGCCAGCCGATGCTCACCAATCTGGAGCTGCGCCGAAATCTGGACTACCTGCAAGAGCGCGAGCTGCTGCAGATCACGGGCAAGGGCGAGCAGCCGTTTTGGTTTGCGAAGCTGACGCGGCATGGTGCTGACGTCGTGGAATACACGGTGCCCATCGAGCCCGGTATTGCCCGCCCTTCGAAGTACTGGTGAGGCCCGGCCATGCCCCCGCGCAGCAAAGTGGATGGCCTGCCCAAGGCCGTAAAGGAGTGGCTTGACCGCGCACTGGTCGAGGGCAACTTCGCGGGCTATGAGGCGCTGAGTGCCGAGCTGAAAAGCCGTGGCCACGACATCAGCAAGACCGGGCTGCACCGGTACGGGCAGGCTTTCGGCGAGCGCCTGGCTACGCTCAAGCTGGTGACCGAGCAGGCGCGCGCCGTGGTGGAGGCCGCGCCCGACGAAGACGACACGGTCAACCAAGCGCTGGTGCGCATCACACAGGAGAAGCTGTTCTCGGTGATGCTGGATCTGCAGATCGACCCGGAGAAGGTGGACATCTCGAAGATCACCAAGAGCATCGCCGACCTGGCGCGCAGCTCGGTCAACGTGAAACGCTATGCCGCCGAAGCGGCCGAAGCGGCGCGCAAGAAACTGCTGGTCGAGCAGCAGGCCAACCTGGAGAAGATCGCCAAGAAACAGGGCATGAGCCAGGACCAACTGGACTTCTGGATTCGCGACTTCCTTGGGGTTCGCTGATGGCGGCCATCAAGCCTCTGGCGAGCACCATTCGCGTCATCGAGTGGGAAGAGCTGCCGCCCAGCGTCCGCGAGATTCCGGCCAACTTCAACCCTGTGGCCGAAGGCGTTTTGATGCTGCACCAGCGCCAGGCTGTGGCGTTGACGCACTCGATCATCGCCATCCCGAAGGGGCGGCGCACTGGCATCACCTTTGCCGTGATGCTGCGCAAGACGCTGGTGGCTGCAGCGAGCCGCGAGGCGGGCGGCGACAACGTCTATTACATCGGCGACACCAAGGAAAAGGGCCTGGAGGCCATTGGCTACTGCGCCCGTTTCTCGCGCGTGATCGCCCGCGCCCAGGGCGAGGTGTCGCAGATCGAAGAGTTCCTCTTCGAAGACCAAGACCCGGAAACGGGCAAGAGCAAGTTCATCACGGCGTACCGCATTCGCTACGCCAGCGGCCACCAGATCTGCGCGCTCTCCAGCCGGCCCGCCAACATCCGGGGCCTGCAGGGCCACGTGGTGATCGACGAAGCGGCGTTCCACCAGAACGTGCAAGAGGTGATCGATGCCGCCACGGCGCTCTTGATCTGGGGCGGTCAGATCACCGTCATCAGTTCCCAAAACGGAAGAAAGAACCCGTTCGCCCAGTTCTGCCGAGACATCGAGGCCGGCCGCTACGGTGAGGACGCGGTGGTGTACCAAGTGTCCTTTGACCAGGCAGTCGCCAACGGTCTGTATGAGCGGGTCTGCTGGATGAAGGGCGAGACGCCCACGGTCGAGGGCAAGGCGAAGTGGTACGCCAAGATTCGCAATGGCTACGGCGTGCGCAAGTCGGCGATGCGCGAGGAGCTGGACGTGATACCGCGCGACGGCAACGGCGTGTGCATCCCGGGCGTGTGGATTGAAGCGGCTATGACGGAGGAGCGGCCGGTGCTGCGGCTGCTGCTGGACGACGACTTCGTGAGGCGACCGAAAAACGAGCGCGCCAGCTACCTGGACGACTGGATCAAGCGGTACCTCAAGCCGCTGCTCGACAAGCTCCCCAAAGACCGAACCCATGTGTTCGGTCAAGACTTTGCGCGCCACCGCGACTTCTCGCTGATCGTTCCCATCACCATCGAGCAGGCGCTCAAGCGTGTTATTCCGTTCGTGATCGAGATGCACAAGGTGCCCCACGCCCAGCAGCAGCAGGTGTTGTGGGCGTTGATTCGTGGCCTGCCGCGTTGCGGCGGTGGCGCGATGGACGCGGGCGGCAACGGTGAAGGCCTGGCCGAGGCCACGGCAGACGAGTTCGGCCACACGCTGATTCACCAGCTCAAGCTCTCGCGCCAGTGGTACGGCACCTGGATGCCCAAGATGATTCAGGGCTTCGAAGACGGGCAGATCGACACGCCCCGCGACGACAACCACCAGGCCGACCTGCGAAGCATCGAAGAGGTGGACGGCATCGCCATGGTGCCGGCCCTGCGAACGGCCGACATCAAGGAACCCGACCTGATGCGCCACGGCGACTTCGCTATCGCCCTGTGCCTGGGCTGGTTTGCCACGCTCAACATCGGCGGGGCCATCGAATACACGCCCGTGGGCAAGAGCGAAGGCGGGCGCCACGAAGACAAAGGCAGCGGTCAGATCGGCCGCTTCCGCAACCGGCCCAACCCCAACGCTGACATACCAGCCATCGAATCGAAAAGGAGCTGGTAACAATGAAACTGGTCGACCAATACGGCAACCCCATCACGAGCGAAGCGCTCGACGAACCGCAAACCGAATCGCGCGCGAGCCTGCTGCACCTGCAGCGCCAGATCGCGAGCCACCCATCGCGCGGCATCACGCCGGCCCGCCTCAATGAAATTCTTCTGGCGGCCGAGCAGGGCGACCTGATGGCCCAGCACGAGCTGTTCGCCGACATGGAGGAGCGCGACTCCAACATCTTCACCGAGCTGAGCAAGCGCAAGCGCGCCAGCATCAAGCTCGACTGGGACATCGTGCCGCCGCGCAACGCGACCAAGGAAGAGCAAGACCTCGCGGCCTGGGTGCGCGAGGTCTTCCAGGACATGCCCGACCTGGAAGACACGCTGTTCGACGCGCTGGACGCGATCAGCCACGGTTTCAGCGCGCAGGAGCTGGAGTGGGAATTGGTCGGCGGTGTGTGGACGGTGGCGAAGTTCCATCACCGGCCGCAGTCGTGGTTCGCGCTCGACCAGGACACGCGCAGCAAGCTGCGCCTTCGCGACAACACCGCCAACGGCCAAGAGCTGCAGCCCTTCGGGTGGCTGCTGCACACGCACAAAGCGATCAGCGGCTACGTGAGCCGCAGCGGCCTGGGCCGCGTGCTGGTGTGGCCGTACCTGTTCAAGCACTTCTCGGTCGGCGATCTGGCGGAGTTCCTGGACATCCACGGCCTGCCGATCATCATCGGGAAGTACCCGGCGAACGCCAGCGCTGACGAGAAGTCCACGCTGTTCCGCGCCGTAGCCGGGATCGGGCACAACGCGCGCGGCATCATCCCCACCGGCATGGAGATCGATCTCCAGCAGGCGGCGGATGCGAAGGGCGACCCGTTTCTGAACATGATCAGCTGGTGCGAGCGCAGCCAGTCCAAAGCCATCAACGGCAGCACGCTGACAAGCGAGGGCGGGTCCACCGGCCTGGGCGGCGGACTGGCCGAGGTGCACAACGAAGTGCGGATGGACATCCGCAACTCGGACTGCAAGCAGCTGGCCGGCTCCATCACCATGCAGGTGGTGTACCCGATGCTGGCGGTGAACAAGGGCTTTCGCGATGCCCGGCGCTGCCCGCGCTTTGTGCTCGACACGTCCGAGGCCGAAGACCTCAAGCTCTATGCCGAAAGCCTGCCAAAGCTGGTGGGCCTGGGCATGCGCATCAAGGCCGACTGGGCACACGAAAAGCTGCGCATCCCCATCGCCGACGAAAAGGACGAGGTGCTGAAAAGCGCGCCCGCCCCGGCCGCGCCCAACCCCAACGCACCACCGGCCCCAGCGGTGCCGCCAGAGAAGGCACCTGGTGCGAAAGCGCAGGCCAAGCTCACGGCCGAGCTGATCGCCACGCTGGGCGCGCTGAAAACCGGGGCCGAGGGTCAGGCAGGCGACGACGAAATGCGCGGCCCAGCGCCCGATCTGAGCGGCCTGCGGGCCATTGACGACGCACTGGCCGCGTTGAACGCACCCGACCTCGACCGCCAGGCCGCTGGTCTGCTGGACCCGGTGGTGAAGGCGATCATGGGCGCGGACAGTTTCGAGGGCATGCAGGCCGCGCTGGATGCCGCGATTGAGCTGCAGGACGTGGGCACCCTGGCGACCGCGCTGCACCGGGTCGGGTTTGCGGCGCATTGGCTTGGGGCGGGAGAGCAGGGATGAGCGAGGCTGTTGAAACCCACCCGGCTGGAACGGTTCGCTACTACCGGGAGGACGGCGAGTGCGTCATCACCAGTCCGCGAAACCCGCTGTATTCGACGGCCCTGATGTGCGCCACTGACTTCTGGAGTGAGGCGCAGGGCAAGTGGGTGGGTGTTCTCGGCTCTGATGCGGAGGCGGTGAGCGATGGGACATAACGCAAAGTGCCCCAGCGGCAAGAAGCCCTATCCGACCTTGCAGGCGGCCAAGTTCGCCGCCGTCCAGCTCGCCAACAAGCGCGCCAGGCAGGGCAACCCGGTCGTGTCGTTCCTGCGCGCCTACGGTTGCGCGTGCGGCAAGTTCCACTTCGGCAGCTCGCGCCAGATCGACTGGGATCGGGTCAAGCAGTACACGGGAACCCGGGATGGTTACCCACCAAAGGACCTTCCATGCTGAACGATGCCGTGCCAGGTGAACTGCGATATCGTTTTCTTGGCTGCAGCCAACATGGCGTCGTCAACGGGGGTACCCTGCAAGCGGCTGTCGGTGAACTCGATGTCGCAGATGTCCGCCTTCGAATCGTAGAAAACGTTCTTGACGTATCCCTCAAGTCGCTCTTTCGCCAGTGCTTCGGCGAACTCGACCATCTCAACCATCTCGCCAGAACGCCCATACCTGGTGCTCACTGGGATTCCGAAGGCGGTCAAGCCACTGATGTCGAGCTGAGTCGACTTTTCTCCAAACCATTCATTCATGCCGTCTCTCCTGTGTTGGGCAGCTGATTATCAGCATCCTTGCTAGTACCCCATGGCCGACCTCTCCGCCGTTTTCAAGAAAGCCCCGAAGGAAGCTGTCCGCTACCTGGCCGAGAAGCGCAGCCAGCCCAGCGAGGGCTGGGAAACGGTCTCGGCCCGGCAGCAGCAACAGGCGTTCACGGTCGCGCAGTCGGCGGGCTTCGATGTGCTGGGCGACATCCGCGCGGCCATCGAGCAGGCCCGCGACAAGGGCTGGACCCACAAGCAGTTCCAGGAACAGCTCAAGCCGCTGCTGCAGGCCAAGGGCTGGTGGGGCCAGGCGGTGGACCCGGAGACGGGCGAGATCATGAAGATGTACCCAGGCACCAGCCGCGCAGTGCGCTACGGCACGCCAGCCCGCCTGAAGTTGATCTACGACCAGAACATGGCCGGCGCCAATGCGGCCGGGCGCCGCGAGCGCCAGCTTGCCACGTCGAAGCTGTTCCCGTACTGGCGATACGTCGCCGTGATGGACGGCAGCACGCGGCCCACGCACCGCGCGCTCGGCGGCAAGGTGTTCCCGGCCGATCACCCGTTTTGGGCGGTCAACTACCCGCCGCAGGGCTTCCGATGCCGGTGCACGGTGCAAGCCCTGACGCAGGCGCAGGTGGACAAGTCGGGCATCCAGGTGGAGGCGAGCGAGGGTGAGTTCGTGGAGCGCCAGGTGGCGGTCAATTCGGGCCGCGATGTGATGACGGTGCGCGGCTGGAAAACTGGCGACGGTCGCGAGTTCTGGCCCGACCCGGGCTTTGACCACGCGCCTGGCGACCGGCAGCTCACGCGTGATCGCCTGGGCAAGAGCATGGAGCGTCTGCCCGATTCAGCCCTTCCGGCCGCCGCTCGTGTGGTGTCCAAGGGCGCCGGCTTCGCGACCTGGCGTGAGCATCCGGAAGGCTCGTTTCCCATTGCCACGCTGCCGCAGAAACATGCAAACCTGCTGGGTCACAAGGGAAGCCGCACGGTGCAGCTGTCGGCAGACACGATGCGCAAGCAGGAAAGTCACCATCCTGAGTTGGCCAACGCCGAATACGCCCTGGTGCAGGAGACCATCTCGACCGGCCAGATGGTGCAAGAAGACCCGCGCACGCTGCTCTACGTCGCAGAGCAGCCGGGCGGTGGTCAAGTGGTGGTGGTGAAGGCTACAAGAACGGCCGAAGGCCTGTTTGTGACCAGCGTACGCCGGTTGAGCGCGTCGCAGGCAAAGCGCGATGCGGAAGTTCGCCGCCTGCTGAAAAAGGGGTAGGTGGTGGGGCCTCCCGTCCATCGAGATGGCAACCCCACATTGCGCTCCAGCTGAACGCTGGGCTACGGCCGGGAGACTTTCACCGTGTCACACCTACCAAATCCATTTTAGGACCGTTCAATGATCGTAGTCAAAATCGACGCCGGACGCTCAACCGCTGTGCTGCAGCAGATCATGGATCGGGTCGCAGATCCCACCGAGCTGATGTCGGGCGTGGGCATGCTGCTGGAGTCGTCCGCCCAGCAGGCGTTTCAAGACCAGGGGCCGGGCTGGGCTGACCTGGCCGAGAGCACCAAAGCACAGCGCACCAAGGACGGCACCTGGCCGGGTCAGAAGCTGGTGCGCAAAGGCGGCGACAACGGATTGCTCGGCAGCTTGTTCAGCGACAGCGGGTCGGACTGGGCAAACGTCGGCGCTGGAAGCGGCCCGTCAGCGGCCTATGCCGCGATCCACCAGTTCGGTGGGAAAGCCGGCCGTGGAAAAAAGACCACGATCCCGGCCCGGCCGTACATGCCGATCACGCCGGATGGCAAAGACCTGACCGAGGCGGCGTCGGAGTCGGTTTTGGCGCTGACCATGACCTTCCTCGGCTTGGACTGA